TTCACGCGCAATCAGGATTTCATCAGGAACAACGTTCTCTATGCGGATGCGACCGTCTTTGGCGGTTCGCATAATGACGACATCGTGGAGAACCACCTCGACGCCGCCCATGTCTTCGGTGATTTCGGTGTGCTCAGTCACCTCGACTTCATCGACACTGATCAGTGATTCAAATTCAATGTCAGTCAGTCGCTCGTACTCTTCCCGTTGCTTGTCTTCCGAATAGTCCCACCAGACTTTTACAAATCCGTTTTTAAGTAAGAGAGCATCATGGAACCAGTCGAGTAATATTTTCCAACCTTTGTTGGCTTTCAAGAAAACCCAATTGACGTAGTCAGTCGCCTGCTTGGCACCTTCTATATCACCAGGCTCGGTCGGATTAAACGTGACGATGGTATCGCCTGACGCGAAGACACGCATCAAGCTCGGTTTCATCCATTCAATTGCATCGGCTACGCTGGAATCAACATATTGCGAACGCCCTTCCTGTTCTGAACCAAAGGGTTCACCAAAATAATACTTTTGCGCTTTTTCGCGCTGCACCGAAACCTCGTCACCACCGTATCCAATAGCGCCACGGATTTCTTGGTGGATGCGAGTGAGCAGTTGCTCTTCGGTTAATTTTGGTTGCTTTGCCATTTATGTACCTACGGTCTAGGCATTAAAAAAGCCACCCGAAGGTGACTCGTTGATGATGCTTGAATACTTACTCTAATGAATAGACAGTAATCCAGATTCTGGAAGTTCTGCTGCACCATTCTTACGGCGAAATGCAACGGGGAGTTGCATTTCGTATTCCATAGGAAGGTTGTCTATATCCACATCAGTACCAGCGAATTCAAACTCAAGAATATTTTCTCGCGTTGGCTTTATTCCGTATTTCTTAAACAGTTCTAGAGTGTCTTCCATTCATAATTCCCATTCTGGATTATTAATGCCACCAGCGGCACTAATTATACGATTTCTGGCCTCATCTATGTCATATTTATTATCTTTATAACCTTGCCAAATGCCATCAATTAAAACCTTATTTTTCTTTTGGCCCTTAAATGTTGGCGAAAACATTCCTCTAATTGCCTCCCAAGTCACACTCTGCAATTGCCTTGGAAGCACACCACGTTCGGCAGCAGCTCTTCGATAAGCATCAGCATACCAAGCATACAATCCTTGGACCCCGCTTATAGCCGACCCCTTAGAATTTCTACCTTCCCCGGCAATGCCACCCCCCAACATCTGTGCCACTTCCCGATCCTTTCCAGAAAGTGGCCGAAGTAATGCACCCGCGACAGCGTGGGTATCAACCGTAACATAACCATTCGGTGAGTTTGGTAGAGCAATGTTGTTGTAAAAATTACGAACCTTATGCATTTGCCCTAAAGCATCGCTGATTATGTTTAGGTCACCACCAGAATCCAGCATCTTGATCGCGTTGGCGATTTCCTGATTAGATCCCCAAGCGACCTTGGCTGGCATCCCATCTAACTTACGTTTTACATCTACGATGTCACCTTCAGCCGATATGATATTGTACGAACGATCATTGTAGGTCTCATCAAATATTCTTAACCAAATCGCTTTTTCTTTTGGTGTTTCAAGCTCGGCGAATGTTTTATTTCTAAGGCCATCTAAAATCAGACCAAACTTCTTTGGCGAATAAATAGTAATCGCCGTATTAAACATATCGTCGTTAAACGGTGTGGACTGCTGCGTAGCATAAGTATCAATTACACGCCGACCGAGGTCGGCATTCATAAACCAATCTTTCTGGGGCGACATTGCCGCCATCACACCGGCTGCTGAAGTATGTGGTAATTGATGTTGATCAGCTAAAGTTGTGGTTACCTTATTCGCACCGTCATACCACTTCATACTACGCTGTTTGGTTTGATCAGGAACGTTATCCCACAGCCAAAGAAGATTATCTTTTGCGTGTTCTACAAACTCTTCAGCGTGATTATCAGCACTCCTTGACTTTGATGATCTGATATTAGGGTAATTCCTAGTCAAAGCTGTGTTATGACTAAACAACCCTGGGTTTTGTTTTGCCTCATTAAGTCCTATTGTCAATATTTCTTTGTGCGGATCTTCAGTCCGTTTCACTGCGGTCGGGAACCGCGTCGATACAGCGTTTGGTTCCTTTACCTTATTAAGTAATACTTTCGGTACTTTGCCACGCGGCAGACCGGTTGCCAGCATCAACGGTGTTGCGATCTGCTCTCCGGTAAATTCTTTAACCTCTCCGCGATCGGACAGAAAGGGAAGTGCTTCGCGCTGCTGCTCCGCCAATCGATTCAAGTAAGGAGCCAGCAAGTTGCCACCCTGGAGCGCAAGTTCTTTGAATGCTGGGGCGAAAGGCGAAAACGCCATCTGCATAGCCGGCGCCGCCTGCACCATCGGACCGAGTTCCGGTCGAAGCTGACTGGCACCTTCCATGAATTCTTTTTTCACAAGGCCGGGATAATCACCAACCCAATCTGCAATCCCCCTTAAATCAGAAAAAAATTCCTGTTTTTTAGGGTCATCCAACCAGGTATCGAGAAGGCCCATCAGACGAGCCCGAGTTCTGGATATTGCAGTTTCCTCGACCAGCTCGGATCATCCGTCGCCTGCGAAAAGCGTGTGCTCATTACTGCATAGCGGGTAGCTGACATGTGATCGTCGTTCATGGCGACCACTTTCGAATCCTTTCGATGATATTGACGCCACTCTTCCCACCAGTCGGTCAGGGTATTGAAAACTTTGAAACGCTCCTGCTCCATCATCGTCACCATTTTCTGAATACCGACTTCGATCGAATTACCGCCTTTCTTTTCTCCTAGTGCCGGCGGGTTGGTGAAATGCATCGGTAGAAGATTGAGACCGAGGTTTCGGTACTGGTCGGCCAGTCCTGGGTTTCCCATCGCGTCTCTCCGGTGTCCGTCATGCGGCCACGCAATCGGCCCGGTGTTGCGCGTCTTAATCGACTCTGCATGAACGTGCGGCGGCGTTTTAGTTTGTCCATAACAGTCAACCACATAAATTGTTTCTTCGTCTGTGTCATAGGTCTCTGGATCTACAGCGATCGTGACGAGCGCAGTTTTGTGGTCCCAACCGAGATCGAGCCCACTGATACGCGGCCAATCGTCCGGTATCGGAAAAGGATCGATCATCAACTTCTCTTCCGCTACCGGGAACACCAGGCCCGAACCGATTGACGGCCGGCCGTTTCGGCGCATCTCCCTTTCGTGAGGGCTGTACGCACTCATGATCTGTTCCATCATCGCTTCGTTAAGATGGCCGGGCTTTTGATTCACCACGGTCTTCACCTTATCGGTCGCGTCATCCCAGCCGGCATTGGTCAGGCTTTGCCCTGGCTGCAATCGATTGATGAAACTCGCGACCGTCTGCGTCATGCCGTGTTCTGGCGTGAACGTCATCGCCACCTGGCCGCGCTTGTCGAGGGTTCGCGTCACCGCCTGCGAGTAAATCTCGCGTGGGGGTTCTTCATCTAGCCACACGAAGTCCACGCTGCGGCCGTACCAGCGTTCCGGGCCCATCAGGTAAGCGAGAAAGTACAGGTAGCTGGTGCCCCCGGTAATGTGTTTCACCTGAGTCACCGAGATCGCATTTGGTACGCCGGGCTTGCGCTCAGTCTTGGTAATCGCATAACGCGGGATCATGCCGGTGCCGAGCTCCTGCGGATTTCCTGGTGTGCCGAGGAGAGCGAACTGGCAAATGTCTCTTACGGTTTCGTTCGAGACGCCGCCGACCCAGGCGACGATTGGTTTCTTGAACCGCTTGCCTTCCCACCAATTTGGATATTTTCCAAGCAGATGGCTGGCTGTCTCGAAACTTCCAGAATGTGATTTTCCAATACGGTTGCCTGCCATAAGTAATCTCTGATGGCAGTTGATCCCCGTGTCGTGAAAACGTTTCTGGTATGGATACGGGTCGTAATACTCGATCGCGTTGAAAGTTTCGTGATCACGGATCTTGGTGATCAGCTCAATCTTTCGTTTGAGTTCCGTCCGTTCCGTTTCTGGGTCTGTGGTACTTAGTACGGTCGCGGAAGGTCTTCGCTCCGTTGAACTGGTTTGCGTATTTGGCAACTGGATTAGTCCTTTTTGGACTTGAGTTTCTTCTTGCGACGTTTTTTTGTCTTGCTGCCACTTTCAGCCTCCCAGCGTTTTGCCATCGCCGGTTGGTTGGCGTGCATCCATCGGCGCTGTTTCTCTGACGTGAATGGCATCAGTTGAGGGTGGTCGGGATGTCCTCAATCTCCGGCACGGTCTCGTTGCCCATGAGATGCGCGAGTTCTCGACGGAGCTCGCTCGTGCTCTTCTCAATTGTGATCTGCTCGATGCGTTCTGTTGGCTTTAGGCCGGCTCGATCGAGAATGTCCTTGGCTGCTTGGAGGCGGACTGATTCGGATTCAGCGGTGCTAGAGAGCTTTTTGATCTGCGCCAGGGCGCCAGGTATTGCATCGCGCATGGCTTGTCGAGTGGCGTCTTCGATCTCTAGCGTGAACTGATTTTTCAGTTGGTGGCCTTTTTGGTACGCAGTCTTTGATGAGTAGCCAGCTTTAACGGCGGATTGCGTAGCATTTCCGGTGAGTACAAATTCCTCGACAAAGATTTCTTGCATCGATGTTCGCATATTAGATATTCCTTAAATACTAGAAAATCCCCCATGAGATTTCGGAAGAGATATTCAATTTCTTTTTCGAAAATAAAAAGGGGTGGGGTGCCCTCCCATTAAAACGCCCGAAAAAAGCCAGAAGTGGGAGCCGGGCCCACCTTGAAACGGTGGGGATCTGAGGCCGGATCAGGCCGGA